TCTGCTTTTGTTTGGAAAACAGATCATGACGAATTACTTCCGCTTGATGTGCTTCAGCTTTGGGATTGTTTTGATTACGACATTACCGTTGTCCAAAAACCAATCTTGTCACGATGCGAATTTTTTGGTAAAGACAAACGCATGCACGCTGGTGAATACGAATTTACCATCGATAATTGTCACCGAGATACTTCCACCCTTGACACCAACTTCTCAGAACACGACCCTGAGCACAAATCATTTAACATTATTAGACTCGACAATGGTCAATTCGCTGCTCAGCCTAATAACCGGGTTCTCTGGCGAGATAGCTCCTTAACACCAGATAAATTAAAGAGACCGGATTTTAAAGTCTGTACTCAAAACTATGCTGTTGAAACTGAACCTAAGTGGTCAGTAGGGCATACAGATGAGTGGCAATATAAAACAAAAGAAGAAGAAAATAAATTTTAATGTTACCGGTAACGTTAACGCTAACATTTTATATATAGCAACATATCCCAAAATAAGGAGTTGCTATGTGTTCCCAGTTCATACGTAAAGAAGCCAATAGATTTAATTGGTTAATAAAAGGTAAGTTGATTGATAAGAGTTGGTCAGATGAACAAGTGGAAAAAACATACAATTCATATCTGGCGCGACTGTGGGGAAACAATGAAAGAGCTGTTTACGGTGAAGTAGGTTTTGAAGCTGCATGGAAAGCTAGAGAAGCTGAAATGCTAGATGATGAATTAAAATATGTGGCTAGATTAGGCTATAATTAATTTGCACTTTTTTTGATTTCTGCTCACTTTTTTGTTTACAATCTATTTGATATATGATAGTATTATTATATCAAATGGAGGAATTATATTATGGCACACGAAGTCGAAATTATTAATGGTCAAGCTCAAATGGCATATGCAGGTGAAACACCTTGGCATGGTCTTGGAGCACAAGTTTCAAACGATCTTACTCCTGGTCAAATCATGGCAAAAGCTGGACTTGATTGGGAAGTAGAAAAGCAAGAAGTCCAGACTGTCTCTGGCATCTCAATCCCAGGTAAAAAAGCTCTAGTACGTACTAGCGATTCCAAAGTATTGGATATGGTTGGTGATGACTGGAACCCAGTTCAAAACACTGAGGCTTTTGAATTCTTTTCAGAATTTGTTCTAGCCGGTGATATGGAAATGAACTGCGCTGGTTCATTAAAGGAAGGTAAAAATGTTTTTGCACTCGCTAAAGTCAAAGAGTCTTTTTCAATTCTTGGTGATGATCAAGTGGATAGCTATCTTTTGTTTAGCAATCCTCATCAGTACGGCAAAGCCATTGATGTTCGTTTCACCCCAATCCGAGTCGTATGCAATAATACTTTGACATTCTCATTGAACTCATCATCTAAGAACTTTGTCAAAATTGGCCATCGCTCTCAGTTTGATGCTGATATGGTTAAAGAGCAAATGGGTCTTGCTTCTGAAAAGTTTGCTAAGTACAAAGAAATGGCAGAGTTCTTGTCAACTCGTAAGTTCTCAACAGAAACACTTCTACAATATTATAATGAAGTATTCAGCCACCGCGAAAAGCGTTCTGTTGAAACTGTTGATGATCTATCACGTACAGCAAAACAAGCTTATGAATTGCTTGAAACACAACCAGGTGCTGAGTATGGTCAAGGCACATGGTGGCAGGCTTTCAATTCTGTAACTTATCTTACAGATCACAAGCTTGGTCGTTCAGATGATGCTCGTATGGAGTCAGCATGGTTCGGTGTTAACCAAGCACGTAAAATCAAAGCTGCTAACAAGGCTGTAGAATTTGCTACAGCCGCATAGGTGGTATTATGAAACTAATTGATGATAAAGATAATCCTGGCCTTGTCGGGATTATCGAAGAACCTGATGATATTCAAATGGTCAAGAAAATGGTTGACAATCTCAACCACGACTTGGTCGATTCTGGCTTCGATAAATACCAATATAAATTTATCAGGCGAGGCACTAAAGCTTATATTGAACGAGTTTAGGAGGCTTTGGCCTCCTCTTTTTTTGGAGTAATCATGGTAAGACTTGAAGATTTAAATATTACTTTTTTCCATATGCCAAAGAATGCTGGATCCAGTATTGAAAGATGGTTAGAAAAGAATTTAGATGGCGATGTTTATCTAGAAGATTTTAGACATGCAAGTCCTCAATCCTTAAAGCCAATGTTTGATGATTTTGGTTGGAGTTTTTGTTGCGTACGAAATCCTTGGGATCGTATGGTAAGTTGGTATAATTTCTTCAAAGGTCAAAATAAAATCCATACTGATTTTGATACATGGATTCGATCAGCGTTTAATTTAAATCAACAATCTGCAAAATATATTAAACCAATTAATACACAAATGAACTTTGTAAATTCTGTGAATTATGTAATACGATATGAAAATCTTATTGAAGACTTTAAAGTAGTACAAGAAAAGACAAATTGTTTTGAACCATTACCACACCACAATAGTAGTAAAAGAACACAATACACAGATTATTATACAAATCAAGAGCAAATAGATTTAGTTGCGGACTATTACCAAGAAGAAATAGAACATTTTCAATATTCTTATCAGTATAAATAGAACTAAATTAATTCTATGGGGATACTAATGAAGTCCTTTAAAACTTTTATTGCTGAAGATCTGGAGTTATTGCTTATGAGTGCAAAGTCAGATAAGTATGAATTAGATGTGGCTAATAACATTACTGGAATGACTGGCGTGACAGCAGAACGTCCTAAGGTAAGTACTAAGTATGCAGACGTTACTTTAGATTTTAAAGGTAAGTCAAAGCATAAAGGTAAGAGAATTTGGCTTGAAGTTAAGATGAGTCATACCGATAACTTAGGTAATACTCGTGTTTCTTATGTTGATGGTAAATGGCAAGCTGCTATGCCACTAGATCCTGTGAAGAATTTTGCTATTAAATACTTAACAACATCTTCACAGACGCAAAAGTTTTTAAAAGATATTGCAAACTATGCTGGGATTAAAGACTGGCGTAATATGACAGTGCCTTCAACTCAAGGGTTTCTGAAAAAAGATAATGCAGTACCATATGATATAATGAAAGAATATATGAGCAAAAGAACTCAATATATTTTGGATGTACCAAATGTAGATCTAGGTGCTCTTGTTACTGACCACTATTTAACTGGTAAAGCCGAACCAGCATATTATATGCAAGCCGGTGATGATTTCTATTTAATTGGTAAAGAAAATCCATTAGGATTACCAAGAGATATTCCTGAACTTGGTAAAAAAGGCCAGTGTATGGGAACATTTAAAATGAGAATTGGTGTACGTGGTAGTAAACCATTCTATGAAATACAACCAGAAATTAAGATCTCAGATATGCCAAATAGTCCTTATTCAGTAAAACCAGGGACTAAAAAGAAAAATCCATTTGAAAGTTAAATAGATGGCAACAACAAGATATTTTTCAAATACATTTTATGCTGAGGGAGTAGACATTGCCAAAGGTGTGGTAATGGATGCGTCTCAACGTAATATATTTGGAACAACTGGAGGTACAGCAAATATTGTAACTGCAGAATTTAGAACTCCATGGGAATTGGCTAGTAATTATATATTCCCAACTGCAGCTGCTCAAATGACTTTAGTTAGTACCAGCACATCTGATACTGCTGTGACTGTTTTGATTATTGGATTGGATGCTAATTATAATGAAATAAGAGAAACTCAAACCTTAACAGGAACAACACCAATTACAACCGACAATACATATTTTCGTATCAATGATGTTGTAACTATTGCTGGTAATGCTGTTGGTACTATTACGTTAAAAGTTGGTGCTAATACTTACTCACAGATTGAACCAGGAACAGGTAGAGATCAAAAGGCTGTTTATACAGTGCCTGCTGGCCATTGCTACTTTCTTCAACGTATTGATGCATTTTGTACAGATGCAAATGGTGGTAAAGCTGCAAGATTTAGAAATTTCGTAAGATCATCAAACGGTAGAGAACTAAGAGTAGCTGACACAACGTTTTTTGAAAATATGCAGATACTTAGACAAACACCTTTCAAATATGATGAGAAAACTGATATTGAAATGCAGCTGAGATCACTATCTGGTGCTACATTCGGATCTGTTTTTGCTGAAGGAATTTTAGTAAAGCTTTAAAAAATGGTTTACATTTAATGTGAAATAGTATAAGATACTAATATGGAAAAATTTAAAACACATATAACTGAACAGAAAAATACACATATGACTCACATCGAAGATAAGGTTATCTACGGTGGTGTCGCTGGTACGCGTCAAGCTATCAATGCTTTGCGGGAACTTAGAGATATGCTTAAAGGAGTACATGATGGTAATGTATCTGTTAAGTGGGATGGCGCTCCTGCTATTTTTGCTGGGATTGATCCATCTGACGGAAAATTCTTCGTGGCTAAAAAAGGAATCTTTAATAAGAATCCTAAGGTCTATAAAACTAGTGCTGATGTGGATGATGATACTAGTGGTGATCTGGCTGCTAAGCTTAAGCTCGCACTAAAAGAACTGCCAGCTCTTGGAATCAAGGGTGTAGTTCAAGGTGACTTTTTGTATGGCCCCGGAGATCTAAAGACAACTAAGATTAAAGGTGAAAGTTATGTTACCTTTCATCCCAATACTATCGTTTATGCTGTGCCAGCAAAGTCGGATGCAGCTAAGGCAATTAAGTCTGCAAAGATTGGAATCGTCTGGCATACGACCTATACTGGTAACACCTTCGAGTCTATGCGAGCTTCGTATGGAGTTGATGTAAGCAAATTCAAGAAATCAAAAAATGTATGGTCACAAGATGCCATGTTACGTGATTTGACTCGTATCACTATGTCTAAAAAGGAAACTGATGATGTTAATGAACTTCTTTCGCAAGCTGGGTTCTTATTCAACAAAATTGCGGGGTCTACGCTCCGAAGACTTGAAAATGAGGAAGAGCTACCGCGCCTCATTGAGCAATTCAATAACAAATACGTCAGAAAAGGACAAGTTATTGGAGATTCAGGACGACATGTATCCATGCTCATTCGTTGGATTAGATTACGTTACGGTAAAGAGATTGCCAAGCGTAAAACCGAACGCGGAAAAGCAGGACAACGTGACAAACTAGATAAAATTTTGTCATTTTTCTCAGAAGAAAATAAAACTTCTTTAAAATATATGTTTGATTTGCAAAAAGTAATAGTTTTGGCAAAATTAAAACTTATAAATAACCTTAATAAACTTGGTAATATTAATACCTTTGTAAAAACACGCAATGGTTATAAAGTAACCGGAGCAGAAGGTTATGTAGCAATTGACAAACTTGGTGGTGATGCAGTGAAAATTGTTGATCGTATGGAATTCTCATACAACAACTTTTCACCAGATATATTAAAGGGATGGGACAAGCCAACGAGGACTTAAATGGCAGTAGGATTTAAAGATTTTTTAACTGTTGACTATACACAAACTGGAGATGGTCAACTTGCAAGAAACGCTAAAAAGCGCAAAATGGATACTCCAACTGGTAATACAGGTGAAGCTGTAGAGCCAACTGATGAAGCGTTGACAATGCAGCAAAGACGTGCAAGAGCTCGTCAAATGAAAAAGTATCAGTCTAGACTAAAAGTTGGTCGTAAAAAAGCTGCAGCTAAAATTGCAAATCAGGCAGTACTAAAACGTAGAGCTCAAAAAGCTGCACGGAATGCTATTGCTAAAAAGATTACTAAAGGTATTCCTAAGGCAGAACTCACTCCCGCAAGAAAGCAAGAGATTGAGAAGCGGTTAGATAAAATGCAACCTAGAATTAATAGAGTTGCAAAGAAGCTTCTTCCTCAACTTCGTAAAGCAGAACTAGCCAGAAAACGCGGGTAAAAAATGATTAACAAATTTAGTCAGTTTCTTGTTGAAGAGGAAAAGACAGTTTATTTTACCTTTGGTAGAATGAACCCTCCTACAATTGGTCATGGTAAGCTACTAGATGTTCTTGCTCAAAAGGCAGGTAAAAGCCCTTATCGTGTTTTTGTATCTCAGTCTCAAGATAAAAACAAAAATCCATTACAATACAAAGAAAAAATTAAGCATGTAAGGAAAATGTTTCCTAAGCATGCTCGTTCTGTTATGGCTAATAAAAAAGTCAAGACAGCTATTGATGCATTAGTAGCTCTTCACAATGAGGGCTTTAAAAATGTAGTCATGGTTGTAGGTCAAGATCGTGTACGTGAATTTGATATTTTAATGAATAAGTACAATGGTCAAGATGCTCGTCATGGCTTCTATAATTTTAATAAAATCAATGTAATTTCTGCTGGTGATAGAGATCCAGATGCTGAAGGTGTTGAAGGTATGTCAGCCTCCAAACAGCGCCAAAATGCAAAGGATAATGATTTCACAGCATTCGCCCAAGGCTTACCAAAAGCCATGTCAAATCCAGATGCAAAACGTCTATTCAATGACGTACGTAAAGGTATGGGTTTAAAAGAAGCCACAGAATTTAAAAACCATATACAACTTGCTCCGGTTTCAGATCTTCGCGAAGCTTATTTGAGAGATAATATCTTTGAAGAAGGTGAACAGGTAGTCATGACTAAACATGGTATTGTTGGTAAGATCAAACACCTTGGTACAAATTATTTGATTGTAGAATCAAAAGGTGAAACCTGGAGATGTTGGTTGGACGATGTATCCAAGGTCGATCCGAACTTTGAACCATCGTGGGAAGTACAGAATCTTCCAAATGATGATTTTGATGGTATTATAAGAGAAGCACTAAATGAAGCCACAACTCCATACGAATGGGGAACACCTGAGGCTACTAAAAAAGCAAAATCTATGACACCTGGAGAAAAGAATGAGGGTAATGGACTTTGGTATAATATACGTAAAAGACGTGAAGCCGGTAAGCCTAGATTAAAACCAGGTGATAAGAACTATCCAAAAACATTAAAACCAGAAGCAAAACAAGATCCTGATATTAAAGATCGTCCAGGTGCACAACCTGCTGGCTACCATACAGGTTTGACTAAAGCTCAAAAGATTGCAAGAGATCGCCAGTTTAAAAAACAAGCCAAAATGGATGATGATAA